ATGGCTGGAAGACGATGGGGGAACTTGCGGTCGGAGACTACGTTTTCGGCAGAGACGGCAAGCCAGTTCGGGTCGTGGCGGCGACGGAAGTCCTTAGTGACAGGCCTTGCTATCAGGTTCGGCTGAAAGGCTGCGATCCGATAGTCGCCGACGAAGAACACCAGTGGGTCGTTTCTGTTCTGGGCAAGGAGCGAGTCGTTACAACTGGATGGCTGTTCCGATGTCTTTCAAAGAACAGTTATCGGCCGACTATTCGAGCGACAAGCCCAGTCGAGTATGGAATTCAGGAGCCATTGCCTATATCCCCTTACGTACTTGGAGCGTGGCTTGGCGACGGGTGGTCTAACTCGTCTGCAATCATCTCTGGCGAAGAGGATGTTGCGCACATGGCGACGGCCATCGCGAAAAGAGAGCGAGTTTCCGGAATCAAGAGGTATTCCGGTCAGGGGACTTTTAGGATTTCCCTTTCGGGGAAGGAGACGAAGGGCGGCAAGTTCATTTCGCGAATTCGATCGCTTGGCCTGTTTTGCAACAAGAGGATACCGGCCGAATATCTTTCGGGGGTCAGGCGAGACAGGGAGGAACTTCTTCGAGGGATAATGGACACCGACGGCTGCGCGAAGATCGGGAAGTCATCTTCAGCGATATGCGCCTTGATTACCAAGTCCGGAGAACTCGCAGGCGACTATTCGGAACTCATATCCTCCCTTGGAATGCCTCACTCAAAGAGGCTTCAGGAGATTCGGTCTGGGGAATACTCTGGTCGATCGTACTGGGCCATCACATTTACGCCTCCGGCCGGAGCGGAGGTATTTTCCTTGTCCAGAAAACAGCGAAGGCTAGAAAGCCACCCAAGGAAGACGCCGGCGTCATTTTGGTTCGACTCAGTCGAGAAGTGCGAAAGCGTCCCCGTCCGCTGTATCCAAGTCGATTCTCCGGATGGAGTCTTCCTCGCCGGACGGCAGTTCGTGCCGACCCACAACTCGACCCTCCTCAGCGGCATCTCCCTCTACCTCATGGCCGCCGACGGCGAGCCGGCCGCAGAGTGTTTCGGCTGCGCCAACTCTCGCGAGCAGGCCGGGATCGTCTTCAAGCAGATGAAGGAACTGGTCGAGTCCTCGACCTTCCTGACGAATCGCCTCGAAGTCATCGACTCTCGCAAGACGATCACGTGTGTCCCGACAAACTCGTTCTACAAAGTCATTTCAAGCGACTCTGGTCGTCAGGAAGGCTTGAACATTCATGGTTTGTGCTATGACGAGATTCATCAGGCGAAAGACCGGAGGCTATGGGACTGCGTCCGATGGGGTGGAATTTCTCGAACACAGAGCGTCATCCTCGCGATCACCACGGCCGGGGTCGACAGGTCGAGCATTTGCTGGGAGTTGCACGAGCAGGCTCTGAAGGTCATGCAAGACCCGTCTGTCGACCCGCAGTTCTTCGGGTTCATCACGGCGGCCTTGCCAGAGGACGACTATCGAGACCCCGCCGTCTGGAAGGCTGCGAATCCATCGTTCGGCGTCACGATGGACGAGGAGTCGTTCAAGGCGGACGTCCGCGACGCGGAGCAGTCGAACGCGAGACTGGCCTCATTTCTCCGCTACAGACTCAACGTCTGGAGTCAGGGAGACGGAAACAAGTTCATCAAACTCGACCAGTGGGACAGGTGCCGCGAGCCGCTTGTCGATCCGGACAACAAGAAGCGTGTCTGGTACGGCGGCCTCGACTTGGCCCAGACGTGGGACGTCAACGCCTTCGTGGCGGTGAGCAAGGGCCACGACGGCATCTTCGACGTCATGTGCCGGTTCTGGATGCCGGACAGGAACGCCGCCCAGAGGAGCCTTAAGGAAAACGTCCCTTACACGATGTGGGCGAAAGACAAGTCGACTGGACTAGTGCTGACGCCCGGAGACACGTGCGACTACGACTTCATCAAGCGAGACTTGCTGGCCTTCTGCAAGGAGCGGACAGTCCGCCGGATTGCCGTCGACCCCCACAACAGCCACTACCTTGTACAGCAACTTCAGGGTGAGGGTCTCGATATGCAAGGATTTTCGCAGAGTTTTCAGTCCATGAATACTCCGACGAAGAACCTAGACACAGCCATTGCGCAGTCGTTGCTGCGAACTGGCGACAACCCGATTTTGAATTGGATGGCTGGGAATGCGGTAACGAGGGAGAACGCGGAGGGATACATCAAAATCTCGAAGCCGTCGCCGATGTCCCCGCATCGAGTCGACGGCATCGTCGCTCTGATCATGGCCCTTGCTCTTGCCTATGACGCCGAACACTCACCCGCAGGCGCCGAACCGGAGATCATCGTCCTATGAGTGATGAAGAGCAGCGGGTCTTGTCGGACATTGTCTGGACACCAGAACGCGGCGTCGCCTCGCCGCAGGAGACTCCTGAGGTTCGGAGCATCTTCTGGAATAACCTCCTCCTGTCGGAGGACATGTACGCGGGACGATGGCGGACGAACGCGGAGGTGCGGGTTACGCCGGACACGGCCCTGCAAAGCACCGTGTTCCTCGCGTGCTGTCGCATCCTCGCGGAGACGATCGCCACCCTGCCTCTCCACGTCTATCGGCGTCTTCCGGATGGCGGGAAAGAACTCGCGTCCGACATTCCTCTCTACAAGGTGCTGTCGTTCGCGCCGAACTCATGGCAGACGAAGTACGAGTTCTTCGAGCAACTCGTGATGACTCTGTGCATGTGGGGCAACTCCTACTCGCAGATCAATTCCGGGAAGTACGGCAGCGTCAGCGAGTTGTTGAATCTCCATCCCAGTCGGATGGACGTTGAGAGACTTGAGAATGGCCGGCTCCGGTATTCGTACTCGAACCCGGAGACCGGACGTCTGGAGAGGTACACCCAAGACCAAATCATGCACGTCCGGTGGACGGCGGAGCCGGATGGCATCAAGGGGATGGTGCCTGTCGAGGTCGGCCGTGAGGCGATCGCTCTCGCGCGAGCGTGCGAGATTCACGCCGCCAAGTTCTGGGCGAACTCCGCCCGTCCGGGCATCGTCCTCCAGACAGATGGGTCTCTGTCGTCGGAAGCGGCGGAACGACTTCGAGACAACTGGGAGCGACTTCATCGCGGCGTCGACAAGGCCTACAAGACCGCGATCCTCACCAATGGACTCAAGGCCGAACAGATCGGCTTCACCGCAGAGCAGTCGCAGTTCGAGTCCACCCGGAGATTCCAGAGCGAAGAGATCGCACGAATCTTCCGGCTGCCCCTTCATCTCATTCAGGGACAGCAGGCCTCCGGAAATCTTGAGACGTCCGGCCGTGAGTTCGTGACCTACACGCTCATGCCGTGGCTCAAGAGGATCGAGTCGGCGATCAGCCGGTCTCTCATCTACAACGACGACCTCTTCTTCGCGGAGTTCGACGCCCGCGCGTTGATGCGAGGCGACAACAATAGCCGCGCCTCGTACTACTCGACGATGACCGGTCTGGGCATCTTCTCGATCAATGACTGCCGTCGTCTGGAGAATCTGCCGCCGCTCGAACATGGCGACAAGCACTTCGTGGCGATGAATATGCAACCGCTCGAAGAGGCGGTGAAGCCAAAACCAGCGGCCGACCCTATGGCCGCGCTGATGGGTGGCGGAGCCCCGCCGCCGGCACAGGGCGGAGTCCCCAGCCTTCCGGAAGTCAAGAAGGGCGAAGCCCCCAAGCCGGCAGAAGAAGGTCAGGCCAGCGAGCCGAAGCCGACGGCATCGCCGAAGGAAGGCGACCTTGTGACGTGGGGTGACGGCAAGGTCGGCGAAGTCCAGCACGTCATGACCGAAGGCACACTCGACCTCAAGAGTGGCGAGAAGGTCGAGGTCGAGGAAGGCGTTCCGGTCGCTTTGGTTCACGACGCGTCTGGCGAAGAACACGCGGTCGAGGTCTCGAAACTCAAGAGAGCGAAAGAGAGCCGAGCCGTCGCCGACTGCGGTCGAGTCGAGGGAGGACGGTTCGGGCCGAAGAACGACTGCGCGTCGGAAGACGGCCCGGACGAGTCGTGGAAGGACGCCGACCGCGAGTACACGTACAACAATCACGACCCGGACTCCGGCCCAAGCCCGATCAAAGGCGGCGTCAACATTCACGGGATTTCTATCGAGAAGCCACAGGCTGTTCATTCAGTCATGAAGAGTATTGGCGTCGAAACCCTAACCGACGTTGTCGGGATCGGTGGCGGACTCACGAGAGGCGCCGGCACGAGTGTCTGGACGGCCGGCGAGGAATCTGACCGACTGAAGGTCGACGTCCAGATTCCGATCGACCCAGAAGACGACGACGTCGGCTTCATGAACTCCTCGATCACGATCGAGAGAGACGAGTCGTCAGGAGAGTCTTACGTTTACTACGACACTCTCTACGCCGACACAGACACAGGCGCGGCGAACGTCGAGGGCGTGGAGTCCAAAAGAGTTTCGTCTCTTCTCCTTCAGGTGTTTCCCGAGTCGCTTGCCGCTGCGGAAGGAGCGGGCCTGAGTTACGCGACGACTTACGCGATGGGCGATAACGAGAACGAGTTCAAAGGCTACCGTCTCTGGCCGAAGTTTGGTTTCGATGCTGAGTTAGACGCGTCGATCCGCAAGTCGATCCCGAAGAGCCTTGGCAAGCCTCGCACTGTTCAGGAGTTGATCTCGACGCCAGAAGGCGATCGATGGTGGAACGAAAACGGAACCTCTCTCCGAATGACCCTCGATTTCAAAGACAAGTCCAGCGAGGGCTATCGTCGATACAAGTCGTCTGTGACGAGGGCTCGCCGCCTGAAGAAGAGGAATGAGAATCGGGCCTTCTGTCCAACCGGCGAAGGCGGTGGCGTCGACAACTCATGCGCCGCGAACGTCGACGGGCCATCTTCAGGCGTCGTTGTTGCCGACAGCCCGTCGCTCAAGCAGCACTCGCATTTCACGTCAATCGGGAACTCCAAGAACTCCGACAACATTCGGGCTGTCAGCGACAGTGAATTGATTGCCGCCATGACCCCGAAGTCGGAATCATCTCGCGGCTCTGCCGCAGACAAGAGTTTGAAAGTCGGGGCTCATCGGACTCTCGATGAAGGCACTCCGGTCTCACTTCGGATCGATATCCCGACGTTCGAGAATCACGGCATCTACGCCGTCACTGTCCACCAAGGCAGCGGCGGCAAGTCTGTCGGGAAAGCGATCGGCTACGACTCCGTCGCTAGACTTTCTGGCGACGTGTCGTTTGTCGCGGATGAAAAGGGCGCCGAGCGAGTTGCGACGGGCCAGAGCCCGAAGTTTCCTCTCGCGACAGTAAAGGGCAAGTTCTCTCCATCGAGAGACATTCCAGAAGACATCGACTCGTGGGTGCCGGTTGGCTACGACCCGAAGAAGGCGGCCTACTTCTACGACAAGCGAACTGGCCAAGAGGTCACGGGAGGCTCAGACGCATTGAGCGTCGGCAATTCAGTCTTCGTTCGGGTCGCGGAGTACGGGAAGCGAAAGGCTCAGAA